GACCCCCCTCCCCGCCCGAATGGGGGGTGGGGGTCTGGGAATTTCCAGGCTCGGGAAGGGGCCAAGGGCTGGCCAGATCGACGCAGGAGGCGCGATCGGCATGAGGTCGAGGGCTGGGTAGCGTCACGCACCTGGCGCGTCTCCTGCGGGCTTTGGCATGTCGTCGCCTGCTGCCGCCGCCTGCTCGCCCCCTGCCGGCGTGTCAATCGGATCTTTAATCCGGTACTTGCCGCCGTTATCTCGTTCTAAATCAATGACTTGCGTGACCTGCTCGACAGGTTGTGCCACGGTTGTGCCAATGTTGCGCTGGCCAAGCCATGAAAGCTGCACCTGGATGCCGCCCTCCACGTTGGCGTTGATCTGAGTCGGCAGCACCTTGCTCACCAGGCCGACGAACGCGGCCCGATCGCTCTGCGTGCCGTTGGCCAGCCGCGCCAGGTACTGCGTGCCGCCGACCTGGTCGAACGCCTCGAGCACCGCGTCGCGCAGGTTGGTCAGCTTGTTGCGCACGCCCTTCGGCCTGCCCGCGGGCGTCCGCACGCCCCCGTTGCCGTATGCGACGGGCTTCCCGCCGTTTTCAGGCCCTTTTTCTGTCGCCTCACTGGATGCATATCCAGCATCAACCGCCTGCTGCAAAACCGCGTCCTGCAGCCGCTGGCCGATGTCGTCTTGTTGCTTTGTTTCGATCATGCTGCGATTTTCCCATCACGCGTTGGACGCGATGGCCGCGAACAACAAAAAGACCAGGAACCCTTCCCAGCCCCCGATCGCCCAGCCGGCAATCCCAGCGCACACAAACAACGCCATGGCCAGCTCATCCTTGGCCTGCTCGGCCTTGACTGCCCTGAACTCTAAATCTGTCATTTCCATGTCCTCTCAAAATCTGCACCGCACCCCACCCCTATATATCTAAGTGAGTGCGGTGCACCCCAAAACACACTACCGGTAGTGCATATGCACCGCACCCGTATGCGGGGTGCGTTGCAATGCATCTCACTGCACCTTACCCTGCACCTTACTTGCGGTGCAGTGCGGTGCAGACGGCTTTGCAGGCTGCTGCGGAGCCGGTTTCTTGTTGCCAAAGATGCGCTCCCACGCATCCTGGTAACCGCTGCCTGGCCTACGGCCTGATCCTTTGCCGCCGTCGCTCATGCTGCCCCCTCCTCTGGCTGCGCCTTCACATAGCCCCATGCGGTTGCCAGCCGCGCTTGCACTGACTTGCAGCTGAGGTTTTGCTCTGGGTGTGCTTTGCACCAGTTGCATTGACAGACAACGTGAAGCGGGCCTTCTACTTTCATTGACCGCTCTGGCTGTGCCAAAGTTGCCCTTGCTTGTTGCCATTCGTTCAGGCTTGGTTTGTGGTCGAACCCCTCCATCGCCCGCTCCCATGATTCATTCTTAGTCATGCTTTGCCCTCCAATTGCTTCAATGCCGCCTGCAGCCCAGCCAAGCCGCCCACGCGCTGGCCATTGATGAAGATCACCGGCATCTGCTGGATCTCCGGGTGAAGCGCAATCAGCGCCTCAAATGTGTTGGCCTTCTCTGCATCCACCTCCTGGTAGGTAAGGCCCTTGGACTTGACCAGCTGCTTGGCGGCAATGCAGTTAGGACAGTGCTTTTTTGTGTAGATCGTGATGTTCATTTGTTCGTCCTCCTGATTGCTTTGTTCGTCCAGCAGCTGGCGCACATCCAGCGCGTTGGACTCATCTCGATGCCACCCTCTGGCGGCTTGTCCTTGTTGCACTTGCTGCACAACTTGAACTGGTGGCCATGGCGTGGCGTCTGGGGCATGTTGATGCCGTTCTTCACGAAGCTCATTCGTCTGCCTCCTCACGCTGCGCCCAGTTGGGTGGCGCGCCTGACCCAATGGCCACACGTGTCGCGCCTGTCTCTGTGAGCACCACGCGCTGACCGGTCATGCGGTTGGCTTTCTTGTAGGTCTCAAGCGCCACCAGGCCTTCGCGCTCCATGTCCCGCATGAGGCCAAAAAAGGTCTTGCGGTCAAGGCGATTGGGGAACTCGGTGTCGTCGGCCAACACGTTGAAGACGTTGGAGCGCGGCGAGTTGCTGTTCATTGACAGGTTGACGCCAGCGGCCACCGCCCTGCTGATCAGTTTGAGAATCACAGCGCGTTGGGTATTTCGCACCAGTGACTGCGCAGCCTTTTGGCCTGGAATGGTTCCAAAGCGCTTGAAGACCTTGGCGCCTGGATCGAACTCGATGCGCAGCTCCTCTTGCAGTGGCCCAAGGTTGCACTTCTCATGGCGCAGCACGACGGTGTCCGCGTCCCGCACCATGGCCCAGCGCGACCTGGCACTGTTGTTCCAGGCAGTCGATCCGCTGAACGTGGTGTTGCTGTCCAGGCCCGCACCACCCCGCACTGATGCCTTGTCAACGTGCGCCAGCAACAGGACGGCTGCGCGTGTGACGTTGGCGATCAGGTTGAGCGCCCGCATAAAACCGCGGACTTCGGTGCGGTCGTTCTCGTTGGACGCGAAGACGTCGGAGGCGTTGTCGATGATGACGGTGTTGGCCTTGGTTGCCACAGTCACATCGGCCAGCCACTGCATGCGCTCGGTTGTGCCGCCATCGCGCCACAGGACGCAGTCGGCCTGGGTCAAGTCGTAAACAATCAAGCGATCGCGCAGCTCTGCCATGGACAGGCCCAGATCTGCGCAGATGTTGGCCACGCGGAAGTGGACTGTGCGCGCCTCGTCCTCACCTGACAGGATCAAGACCTTGGAGGGCTTGGTCGCAATGTCAAAGAGGGGCGAGCCAAAGGCCATGGCCACGCCAAGCTGCAATGACAGGTTGGACTTACCCACGCCACCGTTGGCAGACAGCAGGGTGACTGTGCCCTCGGGCAGCCAGCCGTCGAAGCGCCACTCGGTTGGCTCGGGCTGTTTGTGCTCGAGCTGGCCCCAGTCCATGGGCACCAGGTCGCCCTTGATTTCAGGTGCAGGCTCACTGGGTGAGCCACCAGGCATGGACAGATTGACAGTGATCTTGGGCGGCTGGCGCTCCTCGGGCGCGAACTTCTCCGCTGACTTCACAGCTCGGGGGATCTCGGCGCGTCTGGTCTCCCAGCGACGCATCTCCTCGGGATCGCCTGGGCGGTTCTCATCCATCAGGCTGTAGAGGAAGTCCACAGCTGCACCGGGGAACATGCCACCGGCCACAAGAGATGCAGCCAGGCGCGTCAAGCTCTCGTGATAGACGCGGGCGCCTGGGTTTGGATCTGTCAGGCCGGCGATCATCTCGCCTGCATGATTTGTTGCGCCGGTTGTTGAAGACTTGGTTGTCGGCATCTGAGCTGTGGCTCTGATGCTGTCCAGCTCAATGCCAATGGCGGCGCAGGCGTCGTCCAGGCTCCAGCGGATGTTGGGCTGCCAGACCTCGAGCTGCACTTGCCACTCGCCGGCAGCGCGTGGCTTGGTGTTCATGCCCTGGGGCAGGCGAACGTAACGCACGCAGGCGTTGCCCGAGGCGTCGTTTGACCTACCGCGGGCGGCCAAAGCCGACATAAGCCGGTCAATCAGCTGCCTATTCCTGGTATCAGCATCTTCACCATCGAGAAAGATACCTACTTGGAACTTGCCTGGACTCGTTTGCAGGGCGTAGGAAAAGCCTTGGACGTCAGACAGTTGGACGTCGTCTAGGACTAGCACCGCAAGTCGCACAAACGCCGACTTGTTTCGAGCGATCTCTCCGTCTGGCGTGGCCGTCAGCACGGACGTGCAGAAGTAGGTGTTGTCTTGGATCGAACGATCAATCAGGGCCGCCTGGTTAGGCAGACCTTTGTAGGCGCGTCCCGACCACACAGTGGGCGGCGCGTTGTTAGGGTCAGCGCGAAACGAGCACACCCAGCCGTGGGTGCCTGGCTCCATCTCGCCGTAAATCTCCGCGAGGAAGTCGCTGTTGGTCATCGATGTTGCTCCGACGACCATGCTCACGCCTCGACGTTTGCAAGCTCCTTAAGGGTGATGCGCACGCGCTGCTCGCGTGCCATCGCGATGAGCTGCGGCCAGTACCGCTGCGGGACAATGCCGCCTGTGCCTGCGGGCTTGTCCTGGCACCAGCGCGAGAGCGTTGATTTGTCCAGGCCCAGGCGCTCGGCCACGGTGGACTTGCCCCCGAGTTTCTCGATCACCGTGTAAGCAGGCTCAAGGGTATGGATAACTGGAATGGTCATGTTGAAAATCCTTATGGGTTGCGTTTGACTCAACAGGGAGTGTATGGCATTGTGGAAACCTCACCGTCAGAGGCCCCCATGAATACCGAGTGGTTTCGTCAACTATTAGCCACGCGCAAGCTGTCGCAGCGCGGCCTGGCCAAGCTCATGGAGCTCGATCCTGCGGCGGTGTCGCTGATGCTACGCGGCCAGCGCAAGATGACGAACGAGGAAGCTCACCAGGTGAGCCTGATCCTTGGCGTGCCAATCACTGAGGTGCTACGCCAGGCAGGCATCGAGGTCACTGAAGACGTCAGACGCGTGAAAGTCACAGGCTTTGTGGACAAGGGCGAAGTTGTCACCCTATTCCCCAAGCGCACGCATGACAAGGTTGTTGGCCCTGCTGACTGTCCTGATGGCACCTACGCGCTGCAAAAGCGATCGCCTGGCCACCCGCATGATGGCTGGATGTTGTTTGTCTCTCCCTCTGAAGACGATCCACGCGCTCACCTTGGCCAGCTGTGCTGCATTGCCGTGGAGAATGGTGAGCACATCGTCGCGTTCATCCAGCGCGGTTACCGCACCGGCACGTTTAATCTGATCAATGGCGCTGATGGCGGCGCACTGCGTACCGACGCCAATGTCGTGTGGGCCTCGCGCATACTCTGGATCAAGCCCACCTAGTGAGCCTGGGCTAATAACCCTTTGTTTTTGTCGGGATAGTATTGTGCTTTTCTCATCGTTGTGTCTTAATCACTTTACGCCTGATTTAGGCGGGAACGATGAAACGAGAAACACATGACCTACGCAGAACTAATTGCAGAGCTGGTGCAGATCGAAAAACAAACAGGCGCTTATTTAAGCGACCCCTGTGTTGATCTTGAGAACGCCGGCAAAGACGCTACTGACGCTCAACTGTTTTCTGTTGCCGCAAGCGCAGCAGGCCAACGTGCAGAAGAAGCTGGCTTAGACATTAACGCTTTGGTTGGCGCAATCATTTTTTAAACGAAAAAACCGCAACATGAACACAGAACAGGAATACCGCGCAGCCCTCCAGGCGCATGACTGGTACTACGACTACAGCGACGACCACAAGGTCTGGTGTGCAGGCCGCGATCAACGCAGCGCCCTTCATGCCGCAGCTCGCACGCTCGACCCCGACTATGCGATCTGGAACGAATATTCACCCCGCCCTGTGCAAGTAACTACAAAAACGGAAACATCAAAATGAAACTCTCTCACTACCAAACCCCCCGCACTCTCGCTGACTGCACATTCACAGTTGGCCACCCTGAAGCTCACCGCGAGCCGATGCAAGAAACAGTCGCCGGCTACCTGCTGGCCATTGCGATTGGCGTCGGCATGGCCTGCTTGCTTGTTGCCTGGTGGAGTAGCTGATGAACTGTCCACGCTGCGGCACATGGTCTGAAGTATTGGAGACGCGCACGCGGCTGGATGGCAGCAAACGCAGACGCTACGAGTGCGCAAACCTTCACCGCTTCAGCACAGAAGAACGACACGTTGCTGAATTGAAGCAACCCAAATCCATCGCACAAAAGATCATCGACAACTTGTCAAATGACTGATGCGAATTTCACAATCCCACGACGGCCTCAACTTTTAAGGAAACAAAATGGCTTTTGATCTCTCCTCCATCTCGCGCACAAAGAGAATGCGCGCCCCCAAGATCGTTATTGCCGGCCCAGGCAAGATCGGCAAGACGACCTTTGCGTCGATGGCGCCCAACGCGATCGGCATCTTGACCGAGGACGGCGCCGACGCAGTCGATGCGTCTGCCTTCCCTCTGGCCACCACGCTCGACCAGGTCTACGAAGCGATCGGGACGCTGCTTCAGCAGGAGCACGACTACCAGACGGTGTTTGTTGACTCGCTGGACTGGCTCGAGCCGCTGATCCACGCGCACGTCTGCAAGGCCAACAAGTGGGCAAGCATCGAGGCAGCCGGCTACGGCAAGGGCTACATCGCGGCAGCCGATGAGTGGCGCACGCTGCTCAATGGCCTGGAAGCACTGCGCCAGCAACGCAACATGGCCGTGATCTTGATCGCGCACGACAAGATCAAGCACTTTGAGTCACCACTGCACGACGGGTATGACCAATACGTCTTGAAGCTGCACGACCGCGCAGCTGCCCTGGTGCAAGAGTGGGCCGACGTCATTGGCTGGGCCAACTACCGCATCGTGACCACGCAGTCAGATGCTGGCTACGGCAACAAAGAAACAAAGGCCCGCACGACGGGCGACCGAATTCTCCATGTTGAACCTCACCCCGCTCACATGGGCGGCAACAGGTTTGGCCTGAAGAACATGAAGCTCGACTGGGCTGAATTCGCCGCGGCATTGACCGCATCTCAAAACTGAAACTAGGAACTTTTTAAACATGGCAATCATTAACTTTAAAGCCTCCGCGATCACCATCGAAGAACGCTCAAATTCATTTGGCCCTCTGCCTGCTGGCGAGTACGAAATGATGATCGTGAAGTCGGAGACTAAGCCGACCAAGTCTGGCAACGGCCACTACCTCGAGCTGGAGATGCACGTCGTCTCTGGCCAGCACTCTGGCCGCCGTCACTGGGAGCGCTTGAACCTGGACAACCCAAACCAGCAGGCCGTCAAGATCGCTGAGGAGTCACTGGCCAAGCTGTGCATGGCGCTGAACGTCGATGACGTCGAAGACAGCGAGCAGCTGCACGACCAGGTCTTCATTGCGGAGATCGGCATCGACAAGAAGGACGAGACGCGCAACGTGATCTGGGGCTACCAGGGCGTGGGCGGCCACATCAACAACGCCAAGCCGAAAGCTCCCGCGGCGCCAGCTCCCTCAGCTGCGCCCGCTAAAGCTGCAAAGCCCTGGGGATGAACATCGGGCCGAAAGCTGTGCTGCGCTGCTTATCAGAGCTTGCGGACGACCCAGCGCGGTGAGTAGGCCCACCTTTTAAGAACGAGAAAACGATGGCAACAATCCCCGAGTCACAGCACACCACCGCTGTGCACATCATTAACTTCCACGCAAAGAAGCCGCAGGAGCACCGCCCTCACATGGGCGCGTCACTAATTGGCCACAACTGCGATCGCTACATCTGGCTGACCTGGCGCTGGGCGCTCAAGCCAGAATTCGAAGGCCGCATGCTCAGACTGTTTGGCTTTGGCCAGGCTGCCGAGTCGCGGTTCTTTGACGAGCTGCGCGGCATCGGCGCGACTGTCTGGGACGTCGATCCCGACAGTGGCGACCAGTGGCGCGTCAACGCCTGCAATGGCCACTTCAGTGGCTCACTGGATGCTGTGGCCAAGGGCTTGCCCGAGGGGCCAAAGACGCCAGCTGTGGTTGAGTGCAAGACGCACAACGACAAGTCATTCAAGACGCTGCTGTCCAAAGGCGTCAAGTCTGCCAAGCCCCAGCACTACGACCAGATGATTGTCTACATGGGCCTGATGGAGCTGGAACGCGCCCTCTACATCGCAGAGAACAAGAACGACTCAGCGGTTTACAGCGAGTGGGTGCACTTCGACAAAGAGCGTTTTGCGCAGCTCATCGATCGCGCTCAGCGACTGATCGAGGCGACGACACCGCCCTGGCGAATCAGCACCGACCCCGAAAACTTCGAATGCAAATACTGCTCAATGTGGAAGCACTGCCATGGCGGCCTGGCTGCTGAGGCCAACTGCCGCACCTGCTGCCATTCGTCACCCGTTGGGAATGCAGCATGGCATTGCAAGCCCCACAACAAGCAGCTGTCATACGAAGACCAGACCAAGGGCTGCAACATTCATTTGATGATCCCTGACCTGGTGCCCTACGCGGACGCGCAGGACGGCGGCGAGAACTGGATCGCATACAAGCACAAAGAGACCGGCGAGTTTTTTGTCAACGGCCCAGAGGGCATCAAAGAGTACGGCGCCACGTTCAGCAGCAAGGAGCTGCACAACTGCCCAGGCTCACTGATGGCCGAGGTGATCGCGCATAAGAACGAGTTTCCTGTGAGCACCGTCGAGTCTGGCGACGTCAAGCGCCCCGCGATCGACACCACCTGGGACGACCTGGCCACGCACCCTGACGACATTCCGGTGAAGGCCGACAACCCGACCAAGCGCGAGGCTGCCAAGAAGATCAAGAGCGCGGTCAAGGTCATGGAGGCGCTTAAAAAATGATCCACTGGCTCTGGCTCTTTGCGGCGCTCTTTGCGGGCGTCTTTGTTGGCATGTTGACGATGGCCCTTTGTGTCATGACGAGGGGCGCTGATGAAGGAACTGATTGATCGCGTGCGCAGGCACATCGAGGAGATCGGTGACTGCTGGGAGTGGACTGGTGCGATGCAGTCCAACGCTCCCACGCCAACGATCAACTACCAACGCAAGGCCCAGCCTGTGCGCCGCCTTCTGGCGCAGCACATGGGCAAAGTGATCACAGGCAAGTTGGTGACATGCAAGTGTCGCAACGAGCTGTGTGTCAATCCTGATCACCTCCTGGTGGTGACGCGCAAGCGCCTCCAGGAGATGGTCTCGAAGGAACGTAAGTACACCAGCAACCCCGTCCGCATGCGCAAGCTGGCCGCCAAGGCCAGAGAGCACAGCAAGCTCACCGCAGAGCTGGCTGCGGAAATCAGAGAGGCCGATGGCTCGCAGCGAGAGATTGCTGCGCGTTACGGCGTCAGCCAGTCCACCGTCAGCGTGATCAAGCGCGGCGTGACTTGGCGCGACTACTCAAACCCATTCGCTCAACTTATCGGAGGACTCAACAAATGAGTTTCATCATTGGAATTGACCCAGGCGCAGCCGGCGCCGTGGCCATCATCGAGGACACCGGCAAGCTGGTGCACGTCTTTGAGATGCCCGCGGTCGAGGTGATCGTGGGCGGCAAGGCCAAGCGCCGCGTCTCGCCTGAGATGTTGGCCGCCGAGCTTGAGCTGTACGCGTACCAGGGCGCTCGAGCTGTCATCGAGCAGGTGGGCGCCATGCCTGGCCAGGGCGTGACGTCGATGTTCGCGTTTGGCGAATCCTTCGGGCTGGCCAAAGGCGTCCTGGCGGGCCTGAAGATCCCGACCAGCACCGTTACCCCTGGCAAGTGGAAAAAAGCGCTCCAGCTCAATTCTGGCAAGGATGGGAGCCGTCAAAAGGCTGCCCAGATCTGGCCGGCGTCAGCTGGTGAGTTCAAACGCGTCAAGGACGACGGCAAAGCCGAGGCTGCGCTGATCGCCTGGTGGGGGAGGACTGTGCCAATTTAATCCGGGTATTGACGTTTGCTTTTGCTGTTGCGATAATCTCACCAACCGAAACACGAACGAGGCAGAACGATGGCAATCAAACTACGCGGCGAAACCTACTGGCTGGACGTCATGATCAAGGGCAAGCGCGTGCGCGAGTCCTTGAAGACGTCCGACAAGAAGCAGGCCCAGGAGCTGCACGACATCCGCCGCGCCGAGCTGTGGCGCACTGGCGCCCTCAAGGAAAAGCCCAAGAAGACCTGGAACGACGCCACCGACAAGTGGAAGGTCGAGAAGGCCGGCAAGCGCTCCATCTCTGACGACGAGGACAAGATCACCTTCCTCAAGCCAAAGCTGGGCGCCCTGCTGCTGACCGACATCGACCGCGACATGATCGAGGAGGCTCTCCCCGAGGGCGTCAAGCCGGCCACCCGCAACCGCTACCGCGCCCTGATCCGGGCCATCTTCCGCGCCGCCCAGATCGACTGGCAGTGGATCGACACCATCCCAGGCTTTCGCAAGGAGGAGGAACCCACCCGCCGCGTCGCATATTTGACACGCGAGCAGGCCGAGGCCGTGATCTCAAACCTACCGGAAAAGTACCGGTGTCCAGTCCGTTTCGCTTTGCTCACCGGGTTGAGAAAAGCCAACGTCTTCGGCCTGCGCTGGGAGAACGTGAACCTCGAGACGGGCATGGTGATCGTGCACGCGGATGAGGCCAAGGCCGGCGAGCGCATCCTGGTGCCGCTCAACACCAAGGCCAAGGAAATGCTCTCAGCCATGCCAGAACCGCGTCAGGGCCTTGTATTTCAATGCCCTGTGCGGATCTCTCCAACCACCTGGTCAAACGCCACCAAGCGCGCTGGCGTGCCCTGGTGCCGCTTCCATGACCTGCGCCACACCTGGGCCAGCTGGCATGCCATGGCCGGCACGCCGATGTCGGTGCTCCAGGAGCTAGGCGGCTGGCATTCAGCCGAGATGGTCAGGAAGTACGCGCACCTGTCGCCTGAGCACCTGGCCGCGGCTGCCGAGAAGGTGACGTTCTGATTGTCACGTTTTTGGCACAACCGAGGTTTTTGATGCTGAGAGAAAAGTGCGTTTTGAGAGTGGAGGCGGGGGTCGGAATCGAACCGGCGTACACGGATTTGCAGGGCGAACCGACAAAAAAGTGCCCTGAAAATCAGGGCACAAGGACTAACCAATGGCAACTGTGGCACAAGTCCACGGCACAATTTTGGCACAGTCATTCATCGTCTAATTCCAGGTCAGACAGGAACAAAGCCTTCTCCTTTTCCCGCCTACGCTTGAGGCCCGGCAATTCCTTGCCGCCCCCGCGAGTCCACTGCATGAACGCCTGGGCGGCCTCCTTCCACTCCTGGCGCCCGATCTTCATCCGAATAGTGGAACGCTGAAAGTTTCCCAGCCCGGCATTGAACGCAAAGCTGGTACACGCGTCGAAAGCGCCTTGATTGCCATGCAGATTGGGAGCAAGTCGAAGAACACCGCGTTCAAAACTAGCGATGTCACTTGCGAATAGCGCATCGATCTCTTGTTGACTCCAAACACGGCTGTCCTCCGGTCTCAGTGGGTATTCCTTGCGGATAACGGGGCTGTGGATCTCCTTGACCCGCACCATCGGCAGCCTGATCTGCTCCTGGTACAGCACATGGCCCCAGCCGATCGTCCAGATGTGCGCGGGGCACAGGTAGGGGCGGTTCCTGCACCCTTCAAATTCGTGCATGAGGGCCGCGCCAGCCTGGCTCAATTTCACTTCTTGCTCCAGCTGCGTGAGCCAAACCAGTAGCCAATGATCCCGCCCAAGATGGCCATCTCGTCAGAGCTGAAGATGATGTCCGCGGCGCGGATCAGATCGTCAATGCTTTGGATCAGCTGCGGGTGCTCGTAGATGTAGAACGCGATCCAGGCGTTGATTGCGCACAGCTCAAGCACAAAGATGTAGGTGATCGTTGGCCGCACAGTGCCAACGTAGCTGGAGACCCAGCCGGCAGCCTTGGCCAGCACAGCCTTGTCGTGGTCATACGCGGCCACAGTCATCTGCGCGTCGGTCTGCATGGCGATCTGATCGGTGCGAATCTCCTCGACCCTCTGCTGGGCCGCAAAGCCCTTGGCAGCCAGCTCTAGCTCGCGCTCTGTCTGCACCCTGGCCAGCGCCAGCTCATGCTTTTGGTCAGCCTTGTTCTGGAAGTAGTCCAGCAGCTTTGGCAGGCCAGAGATCAGCAGTCCGCCGAGGGTAGAGAACAGTGACAACATAGTTAAAGCCCAATCATTCCTAGAAACTTATTAACAATCTTGTCGGATAGATCGTCCGGCAAGAACTTCAGAAACCCCAGCGCATACCAAGCGACGCACATGCGCACGAAGATCTTGAGCCAGAGGTCAAATTGTTTCTGGTACTCATTCATCGCCCACACTTACGCGCGCCGCTGCACAAGTCCATCAGCTCATTGACGCCCATGCCGACCAGGAGCAAAACGAACACAGTGCCGCCAATGATCATGGCCAGCTCAATCTGCTCCTGCTCTTTCTGCTTTTTCTTCTTTTCTGCTTCTTTCAGTTTGCGTGCTTCTATCGCGTCGTCTCTGTCCATCTCGGCCTTGCGAGCCATCATCTTGTTGTAGACGTCGATGTTGCCGGTCTGCATGTAGAGGAGTTGAAGCTCGCGTTGCAGGTTCCTGCTGTTCATCAATGCGTTTTCAATACGCATCGCGATTTCAAAGTTGGATTTGCCGCCGCTTTTCTTGGCAGCCAACATGGACTTGGTCGCCTGGCTCTCAGCGTCAAACAGACGCCCGACCATGACCGACAGGCCGCCAATATCGTTGGCGACTTTCTGAGCTTTCTTGACGAGACTGACGGCCTTCTCTAAGCCTTCCAGCGCGCTGAGCGGATCGATCACGGCAGCCTCCAGACCCAGACCATGATGTAGACCGACCACAGCACCATGCTGCAAAGAGCTGCCGCTGAGATGAAAGCGATCAGCCAGTCTTTCATGGCGATCACTTAGGGAGTGAGTTGTGACCGGCGAGCCACATAAAGAGGCCGATCACTGCCGCGCCTGTGAGCCAGGCGAGCTTCTTTAAAACTGACTTGCCTACTTCTGTGTAGACCTTGTTGAGAGCGACCTCAGCCGCTCGTTCTGCGATCGCTTCAATCTGATCGTCAGTCAGTGGTACTTCCTTCATCGCCCGCCCCTTCAGTATTCCTTGGGAGCTGGACTGCCGCCTGGGCGCGGATCTTGGCCGCGATGGGCCAGGTGTTGGTGCTTGTCGGGAGTGCCCCGATTGCGTCCAGTACCGCGTTGACTTCGTTCAGCTCGAGTTTGAGAGTGATTTCCATGTTGATTCCTTAGTGAGTGTCGTGGGTTGAGATAGTTTTTATGTGTGGCGATTATCGCATCGCCACGGGCGTGGATTAAGCAGGCTGTGTCGGCTCTTCCCAGTTAGGGTTCAGCGTCCACGCGCCAGCGTCGTACAGGTACTTGCACCCTGCCCAGTCTTCCGGTGGCGTGACGTTCTCGACCAGCGTTGCGTTGGTGCTGTTCATGTCCGCGATGTTCAATTGAGGCGCGGATGTCATATCAGCGCCAATGGTGACTTCGACATCGTCTGCCCAAATGTATTTGGACTCTTTGGTCGCAATTTCGATCAGTGTTTTCATGCTTAACCTTTGATGACAAGTTTCGTGGCAGAGATGGCAAGTCCTGCATACGGCTGTGTTGTTGCAGTGGACGACAGAGTGCCAAAATCCGACACATAGTATTTTGTGCCAGCAGTCAAACTTGACTGCGCGTCGTCGGTTGAACCAACAGTCTGAATGGTCGCAGTTTGGCCATTGGTGTATGCACCGTTGGAAATCCCCAAAAAGTTAGAAGACGTGAGATTTGTTGTGTAACCTCGATACGCCTCCAATTGCGCAATAGAGCTAGTGGTGCCCGTGGAGAATACAAGACCTGTTCCAGTACCTACAGCAATTTGGGTAGCTGAAGTTGTAGCAGTCAATGTATCTGCCGCAGAAAATGTATTTGTACTAGGGAAACTAATGGTTTGCGCGCCGTACACATTTGAAATTAAGACTCTTGATATGTCAGGGTCGTACATTCCGTAGTATGGATAGTAGGCGTTTGTAATAAACGCCGAGTACCCTTCTGAACCGAAAGTTACATCAGTGCCTGAGATGGTTCCCGCTTTGCCGTACAGGTATCCATCCCCTGACTTTGTGTAGTTGACGAACAATTGGTTTGCCGCAGTGGAATACGCAACCGCAGATGCGCTGTAGCTTGATGTGTACGTCGCCTGTGAGTTAATCACAGTTTCGTTGCCGAAACTTGCGGCCCCCGCAGACGCCGTCCCGATTTTTACTGCTGGATACCCAGAAGAATTTCTATAAACAACGGCATACTTATTAATGCCATTGCAGTAGGTGCAAGACACCAACCCTGCAGTGCCTCCTGCGTCAATGTAGTTTGCTGAAAACTGATTCAAACCACTGGTTGTAACTACTGTGATGATGTAAACAACCCAACCTGACCCGTTATATGCAACAGTCAAAACCTGGTTGTTTACTGAGTCATAGCAACACGAAAAGAATGAGTAACTTCCTGAGTGACCGGGGCTTGCGCTACTTACGTTTACAACCGTGTTGTTAGAAGTCTCTATTCTGCACAAATACTGTGTAAACGATCCGTCGCTACCTCTATAGAACGAGACAATGAATCTATTTGATACGGAGGAATACACGGTTTGCACACCGCTGTAAGTGGTGTAGAGACTTCCGCTGTAAATTGTTGCAATCGCCCCAAACGTAATCGTTGTTCCAGTCAAAATACCGACAGCGCCATATACGTTGGTGCCACCACTACCAATCCAAGTAAGCAGCACGCGATTGTCTGTAATGCTGTACGCGCAAGAGCAGACATACCGCCCTGTGGAAACGTTAGAACTTGTAACGCTAGTCGGGCCAGCAATCTGTGTAAATGAGGAAGCGGCAGTCGTAGTGACAGCGCTGACCGTCCCATCACTATTAATCACCACTTTAGTGCCATCGCTCAACGAACCAGAAGCCACAGCCGTCACAGAACCAGCGGATGCAGGAGGTGCAGACCAAGTAGGAGGAGCACCAGCACCAGCGGACGTGAGCACCTGGCCGGCAGAGCCGTAGGAGCTGCTGAACGCAATCGCTCCAGTGTTCGAAATCGCCAAGCGCTCAGTTGGGCCAGATGCACCGTCAGGTGTAGTCGAGAACACCAAACGTCCAGGCACATCGTTAGTGCCAGGCGTGCCATCTGAATAGCCACTGATTGCTGCCGACTGCAAATAATTTGCACCGTCGAACGATCTAAAGACAATGTTTCCAAGGTTGTCGTTGTTCTGAACGACAGCCCCAGCGCGATCCTTGTCAAACACCAAGTAAGAGGCGCTCGCGTCGTTTGTCTTGTTGCGGTTGACTACCTGTGGGTAGTAACCGTCATTCGAGACCAACGCGATGCCAGCTGACGTCACGTTGTCAGGTGTGGTCGTTCCGATACCCACCGCGCCAGTGGAAGACACCACAAACGGCGTTGCATCGGCTGCCACGTCCTCGATGTAAAGGGCGTTGCCGCTGCCGGCCTGAGTAATGCTCAGAGCCGCACTTGAAGTGTTAACGCTGATGATCTGATTGGCTGTGAACGTGTTTGTCGCAGCCAGCTGGGCATAGCCCGTCGCTGGGATGTACGAAGCAAGCCACGCGGAGCCGGTGTAGACGCGCATCTCATTGGCCACTGAATTGAAGTACAGGGCGCCAGTGATCAGAGCGTTGCCGTCGTTGTCCACCGTTGGGTCAGATGTTTTTGCACCCAGGTAGCGATCGTCAAACGAGTCGAATGACGCAGCAGCAGAGGCAGCAGAGGCAGACGCAGCAGACGCACTGCCAGAGGCGCTTGAGGCCGATGCAGATGCAGCAGACGCAGCCGAAGCAGCAGCTGCAGCAGACGCAGCCGCAGTCGTTGTCGAACCAAAGATCGTGTCGATATAGTTCTTTGTGGCAGCGTCTTGAGCCAGCGTTGGATCACCGAGGCCGGTGATCTTGTTTGTGCCCATCGCGATCGCGCCTGACATAGTTCCACCAGTCAGGTTGAGCTTGGCCGCGAGCAGAGTGTCAGTTTGTGTCTGCGTGTACGCGTTGGTGATGCCAAAGCCGGCCAGCGTTGTGGGGTTGGTTCCACCAGTCACGCGGCCATAGACGTCAACAGTCACCGACTTGTAAGTGTCGGCAGTCACGCCAGTCGTGGCCAGGTCAATGTCGTCAGTGCCCACGACGATGCGTGCGCTCGAGGCCGTGCCCACGTTCAGCGTGTTGCCGGACTTGTACATACCGGCGCCGGCAGTAATCTGACCAGCGCCTGAGAACTGCTCCCAGGTCACAGCTGTGACGCCTAATGTCCCACCTGCTGGCGACGTGCAGACCCAGCCAGAGTTGTCGTTGACTGTGCCTTCTTCCACAAACGTGAAGGCGCCAACCAGCTCGGCCCATGTGTCAGCGTCAGTTGAACGCGACCAGGAGCCGGCAGCCACGACATAGATGCCGTTCTCAGCTGCGCTCGACTGATTCTTGACCAGGACGCGATCACCAGCGATGACGGCCACGCCGTCGATCGTCTGAGTACCGCTGAGGGTGATGTTGGCCGTTGTGCCAACACGGCAAGATCCTTTGACATCGAGGCCTTGGGCCACGCTGTCAACGTAGGCCTTGGTGGCCGCGTCGCCGTCAGCCGTAGGCGTTGCAAGACCAGTGATCTTGCTGTTGCCCATGGCAATGGCGCCCGACATCGTGCCGCCAGTCAGCGCCAAGCGCAGGGCGTCTTGCGTGTCAACGTAGCCCTTGTTGGCCGCGTCAGATGCGTTTGTGGGCGTGCTCAGACCTGTGATGGTCGCAGAGCTGCCGGCAGTCATGTCCAACGCGCCCGTGATCACCACGTCGTTGAAGGTCGATGTGCCGGTGGCTGCCGTCACGTTGCCGGTGACGTTGCCAGAAACGCCACCCGTTGCGGTGATCGCACCAGTGACGGCCAAAGTTGAGCCGAGAGTTGTCGCACCGCCAACCGAGAACGTGCCTGACACAGAGGCGTTGCCTGCCGCGGTCAGTGCCTTGCCAAAAGGAATGGTCAAGCCAACAGTGGAGAACTGAGCGACGTTTACACCCAGCACGGCCATCCATGTCGAGCCTGCGCCAGAGCGGTAGAGGCCGGTGTTGGTCTCGTTCAAGTACGACAGACCAGGGCCGCTGACAGAGCCGTCAGCAATGCGGAAAGGCGCCAACATACCGCCGGCGCCTGTGCGTGAAAGAGAGTTCGTCAGCGCGTCGGCAACGTCCTCAAGTGTTGTGTTGGCCCATTCGGCCTCAATGACGTCTCCAGGGGTGACGGGGTTGCCGCCTGGTAGCGTGTAAATACCTGATCCGTTGCGTGGCATATGCCTCTCCTATTACTGAGTGTCCATTTGAATCGCTGTCTGAGCCGCGTAGGGACGCAGGATTTCGACAATTGTCTTCGGGTCTTTTGCTGCAAGTATTTTCGCAGCAGTTGCAGGGTCTGTTAGAGCGCGAGCAAGCAGTTGCTCAGTTTGGCTTTGCGTCATTTTGAACGGGAAGCCCATCACGCCAGAAACCAGTCGGCCAACCATGGAGTCGGCTGCGGATTGTGGGATGCCCAAGGGTCCCAGGAACTGGCGAACGACGTTCTGCGCGCCCAGGTACTGGGCAGTCGGAGAACCTGGCACTCGAGCAAGCTCTTGTGCTCCAGCGTAGCGAGCCATGTCCTGGCCAATGCCATTGATCTGCGCCATCTGCGCAGGGTCCATGACGCTTTCCATTGTTGCGCCTTTGAGGCCTGTGGCCTTGCGGGCCGTAGCGTCAGCGTTGCGCAGTGCATTGGCGTAGCTGTTTGCGTTGACGCGGGCCAGTGATCCTTCGCTGAAGTCGGTAAGTGCAGGCAGCGCTGTGTTGCGCAGCTGCTGTGCGACGTTCATTTGGTTGATCGGGCGCGACATCTGCTTGAAGGTGTCACGCGCCTCCATGAACTTGGGCGATGCCTGCTCGAGGTAGCCCAGGATCTCGTCCTTGACGTTCATCAGCACGCGCTTGTCGTCAACACCAGCCGCGCTGATCTTGTCGTCAATGGCACGCACGATGTACTGCATACCCTTGACGCTGCCGGATGGGTCGCCAATGTCCACGCCCTCGTTCAGGGCCTTGCGACGTGCCTCCACGATCGCCTCCTGGACAACGGGTTTTTTCATCAGCTGGCCAGCCTGGGCGTCAAGCGCCTTGGAACTTGTCAGGCCAGCAGCTCGCGCCTGGCCATAAAGGTCGTCAGCAGCTGCGTTGCGGGCAGCCGTGTAAAACTCCATGCGGCCATCGTTGCCGGCCAAGTCATCGAGCACGCCCTTGTAGCCGGCAAATTGACGGCCACGCGCCTCTGCCAGGGCAGACGCGACATCGGGAGAGCTGGCAGCCGCGCCGCGTTGCAGCTGGGCGATGCCAGGGTCCATCGTGGCCTCAGCCAAGGTTGGCTTGACGCCTGGAACGTATTCAACGGGGTTTTGCGCAGCTGCGCGAACCTTTGCGGGATCGGTAGCAAAGCGGTCGATCGTGCGCTTAAGGATTCGCTCGCGGCCAGACTGCCACAGCGGCTCCACAGCGGCCTTGGCGCCGCCGTAAGCAGCAGACAGCACCCTACCCCCCACCTCGCCTGCCGTGCCTGCCAGAGCGCCCGTTGTGGCACCTCCTGACATGTCGTCTGGGGTTGTGATGGCGCCGATCGCGGCGCCTGATCCAGCAGCGCCAATGTAGGGAGCTGCACCGCGTGTCGCTGAAGCTGCCGCCTTGGGCAAAACGCGTGACGCATTTATGTAGGCCCCGGTGATCGCTTGCTGACCCTTCAGGCCAGGAACAAACATCAAGCCGGCGTCAGTAAGGCCTTTGCCCCACGCGCCTGCGCTGGTGTTCATCAGGGGCTTGTCCAGTGCCTCGTCGGCCTTGGCTGCAGCCTCGTCGTAGTCACCGATGCCAACCATGTTGGCCACGCGCTTAGCTGACCGGCCAAGGTCAACAAATGACTTGCCTGCGCCAGCCAGCAGCTTGTCGGTGGTGGACATCGAGCCGACCAGGTCCTTGTTCAGGCGGTCGCGCTCGGTGTCGTAGTCGATGTTGCCGTAGAACCTTGCTGGAGGGATGTCGCTGTAATACTTCTTGCGCAGCGCGATCAGCAGCTGGTCATCGTTTAAGTCCCCGTACATGGGGAACTTCTCGCGGATCTCGGAGACTTTGATTTTTTCCATCAGCCGGGCCTCCGCAGACCCAATGGGTCGTTGTCAGCCGCAGGCGCCCCACCAGGACCGTTCTGCGGCAAAGCGCGGCCAGCGCGGGCCTGCAACGACTTCATGTAGACGTCGTAGCTGGCCGTCTTTTGCGCAACCAGGCCAGGCTTATCACCCAGCTGGGGCACAAGCTCGCGCACCTTTTGTTTTGCCTCGTACTCGTTCATGCCGGCGCCAGTAGCAGCACGCAGCAAAGCCTCGGCCATTGAGCTGCCCGCCTGGACAAACTTCTGACGGTCTTCGGGTCGAAGCTGGTTGGCAAAATCTTCGCCAATCCCTGGAATGAAACCAGCGCCACGCTCGGCAAGCGTTGGATAGGCCGCTTGCGGGTTCTTCTTGATGACGCTTTCCATGTTGCGGCGTGCGTTGTCAGCCTGGAAGAACCAGCCTGCGGCCTTGCGCTCGTCCTCAGAAGGTTGAGCGCTGCTGGCCTTGGGTTGCACGTTGCCTGCATAGGCAATCGGTTGGCCGCTTGCGTCATAGGTAAACAGCTGGCCATTCTTCTGTCTAAAGATCGGCTCGTTGTTGGGACCAGAGCCAATTTGTTGAGCAGTGCCAGCGCCTAGGCCGCCGCCGCCGCCAGCTGCGACCATGCGGGCCGTGTCTGCGTTCATGAAACGAATTTCGTTCATGATCGCGTTTTGAGATGCCTCAGCTCTCGCCCTGTCTTGAGCTGTCTGCGCTGTTGCGGCCATCTGCTCGTACATACGAGCCTGCTGCAACAAGAATTCAGCCTTCTTGTTCTGCGCAGCCTCTGGGTCCTTGATGTACTCGCCTTCAGCGGTAATGATTCCGCTGCCCAGCTTCATCGGGTCGCGTGAGGCTGCAGCTTTCTTAAGGTACTGCTCCTGCACGGGAGCAAAGCTCTCCCCTGCATACTGAGCTGCCAACGCGTTGAGCATAGCCGCGTCCCCCTGCTGCGAACGCTGTTTGGCAAACGCCTGAAACTGCGCGAAGTCGGGTTCTTGGTTGTAGAGGTCACTGCCTTGTTGAAACAAGTCAGCGGCCTTTGCTCGATTTGCCTCAATCGAGTTGGGCAGAATCGCACCAGAGCGCACTGTGTTGGACAAAACGCCTCCAGGCGACTGGATCTTTGCACGCGCTTTTTTTAGGAGGCCATAGCTTGGCTGCTCCTCCTCGTTGTTGAACAGGGTGTAATCGACCATGATCAGGCCTCGTTGCCGTAGGTTGGCAGGTTGCCGTATGGGTCCTCATAACCTGCTGCCGGCATGGTTGGAGCAGCACCAACGCCGCGGCGCTTACGCAGCTGCTCGAGCGCCATGCGCTGCTTTGTGTTGAAGTCAACCATCTTGGCGTCTACGCCCTTCTGGGCTTGGCCGGCCATGTAACCCTGGCCCAACTGTGCAAGGGCCTGGCCAATGCCTGGCGCAACGTAGTGCTTGCCGACCATCTGGCCTTCCATTGGCTTAAGGGAATTGCCGCGCAGGGCGTCAACCATCGCCTGCTTTTTCTTCAGCTCGGCTTCTTCGGGACGCATCTGGCCCATCTGGACCAGGTAATCAAACATCAATTCGTCATTCATCACAGACCTCCGTAATTCACCATCAGGTAACCACTGGCGTGACGCTTGACGAGGTCAGGTCGCACCGCTTCAACTTCTTGGGCAATCACACCGCGTTGCGGCATTCCCATCATTGTGTAGTCATAAATTCCCACGCCAATCGCGTGAGTGCCAACGCGCTTGATGTTTGACTTCAAGCGACGATCAGAGAACATAAACGCGGCAGATCCAAGCTGTGCACCAGCGCCCAGTAAGTTGCCAAAGGCAGCGTTCTGCGCGTTGGCCGCGCCCAGCTGTGCGTCGTAGCCCATCTGAGTTGCGCCTAGGATGTTGGGCGTCTGTGACTGCTGTGCGGCCACAAACGAAGGCATCTGAGGCATGCTGACTTGTTGGCCAGACAGCAACGCGTTCATCTCGTTCAGCGACATGCCGCGGCGCTGTGCCTGCTCGGCAATCGCCTGCTGGCGCAATTGGTTTTGCGCGTTGGCGTACTGCTGATTGAGGCCGTACTGCTGAGAGATCGCGTTGTTTTGCGCGTTCATGTTTGCCAGGTCCAACGCGGAGCCTTGGCCCAGTGCCTGGTTCTGGAACTGAGCTGCTTGCAAGTTTTGGTTAAAGCCTTGCTGCGCAGTACCCATCTGCATGTTGTACAGGCGCTGTGCTTCGCTGCCAGCCGTATCGAGCGCGTTGTAGCGCTCGGCAGCTTGGCGCTGTGCCATGTTATTCAGCTCGCGGTCGTAGCCTTCAGTGCCAGGTCTGAAACCCATGTTAGAGAGCTTTGTCTCGAGCTGGCGCTGCTGATAGTCATGCACCGGCTGCATCTTCTGCATGAGCTGGTTGGCCACCGTGTCACGGTAGCTCGAGTCGAACTGAGGCAAAGGAGCGCCAAAGTTAAAGCCAGTCGTCAGGCCAGCTGAGTAGTCCTTCACGCCCGTGTACAAGTTGCCAGGCGCGTTGGCCGATGTCAGCTGCGGCAGGTTCTGATAGTCGAAAGGCTGCGAATACTCGCTGGCCACACGACCCATGAAGCTGTTGGCAAGATCACTGCGACCGCCTTGGATGGCGATCTGATCATTCAGCGCATCTTGTAGACCAGGCGCAAGCGTGTTGTTCTGCGTCCATTGCGTGACCGCTTGGCCAGTCGCTGGATCAGTGACCGCCTGCGTGCCCCAGGACTGCGAACCAAACGGCGTGTTGATGACAGGCCGGTTGGCGTAGTTCTGAATGTTGGTTAACTCTTTAGACGCTGCCGCCTGAGTGTTGGCAGCGCCCAAATAGTCAGGCGTTGCTGGTGCTGACGATTTTCCGCCCATGTTCCTTCTCCTTGATCCAGCGGCAGTCTTCTGCCTTCATTTCAAACATCACGCAATCAACGGTCTCAGCAATCTGCCGAAACCCCAGCTTGCGGTTCATCTTTAACGCATCATCCAAGTGCTTTGGTGTGAGGCCGTAGACCGCTTCCTTGCCGCATGTAATCAGCGGATATTCGAAAGCCGCACGCCAAAGCTCGCGGGTCAAACTGTGCGGGCTGTCAAATGCAACGTGCATCCAGCAGCCTTTTTCTGTCCAAGCGTTGTATGCGACAGCAGCCCCAATTGTGCCGTCATCGCGCATCGCCGCTATCGAGCGCAGATCACTACTCCAAGGCAGGTTTGTCTTCCTGTGCATCCATTCCCAGATGACAGGTCGCTCGCCTGGCTTGTCAGTAACAATTTTCAAGGACGACTCCTGTTAAGCCGATTCAATAACTCGTAGCCAATCGCCTTTGCTGCTTCTTTGTTCAAAACAAACTCGCCGTTTTTCAGCGCGGCAAAGCCGTCATCAGGGCCTGGAGGGTTAGGTCCACCTAAGCGATTTGGAGTGACCTTGCCTCCTTTGGCGAAAGCCATAGCGCCGCCGCTAATGTCGTCCAAATATTTGCCGCCACCGCCGCCGCCGTATTGCTCATAACCCTCATACCCTGGGATGCCGCCTGGATAACCATCCGTGCTGAATTCCGTTGAGTTGATCAAATCAAGAATGTCGCCCGTTGTGCCGTCGTCTTGGATGACATCATCTTGATCACCAGGAACAAGACCAGAGTTAATTAGCTCGATGATGTCGTCAGTCGTGCCGTCGTCTTGAGGAAATTCCTCATTAGGATCGACTTCCTCAATAATCACTGTTCCATCTCGCTCTTTCTTGGGTTCCTCTGGGTACACAAGCGGATCAAAAACAAACGGGTCAAGCTCTGTCGGATCAATCCAATCAGGATCGGGATCAAAAGGATCGTCTTCTGGATCTTCTGGATCTTCTGGATCTTCTGGCGGGTCTTCTGGCGGGTCTTCTGGATCCTCAGGATCTTCTGGATCTTCTGGCGGGTCTTCTGGCGGGTCTTCTGGATCCTCAGGATCTTCTGGATCCTCAGGATCTTCTGGATCCTCAGGATCTTCAGGATCTTCTGGATCTTCTTCAATAATGTCTGGATAAATAAGATCTGGAACAAAAGGCGTGTCTGGACGCACAAAAGGCGTTTGTGTTTCAGCGTTAGGCAAAACAACTTCAGGCGCCACATAACCAGCCATGCCCAACATGCCTGGGTTGTTTGCGCCACGGTATTTGCGCGATGAGGGTGTCAAGGCAGCGCCATTTGCGCCGTTCGCATATCGAGTAAAGCCTGGGTTTGCAGGGCCTGAGATGCCGCGAAGCGCAGAGATCAAGTCAGAGCGACTTGCGCCGCCCTGCCGCATCATGGGTACTGACAGCTCAGGCGTTCCAGCGATCAGCTGCAAAGTTTCATTAGGCAATTCGTATCTGTTAACCATCACATCACTCCACCTAGTTCAGTCATCACATTGCATGAAGTGAAGACAGTTGCTGGCAGGCCACGCACCTTCATGCGCAGCGAACCGTAATACCCAAGGCCAGTCGTGCCGGCCCATCCTTGATAAGTGTTCGTTCCCACCCAGGTCGATGTATTCCAGATGCCTTCATCCCAAACCGCGCCGCTGTCCTTCGTAAAGAAAGGCGAGCCGCCCACGGGCGTGAGCAAAAACTGAGTGTTCATCTGCAATTTGATCGCAGGCGCGGCTGTCGAAATAAACGTTGGACGCACCATGCCAAACTTCTTAAGCTGGGCTGGCGTGTTAAAGGCCTGGAAGGACGTCTGCACGTCTCCCTCGACGTAGTTGCCGCCGTCCCCAATGGCGTCAGCGCCATCCTTGTCACCAAACAAACCCTTGCAGGTGTAGCCGTCCTCAGTGCCAAAGTAGAGCTGGCCGTTGATCACGGCAGCGCTCAGCATTGGAATGCCCACAAACTGGCACCAGGCGCCCGTGGTGACGTTCATTGCGAACTGGCGATACGTTCCACCGTCTGGTGGCAACTTGATCACCAGCACCTCAGAAGACGGCACAACAAACACGTCGAAGTAGAGGCCGTCAAGTAGCCTGCGCACCAAAGGCGCAAAAACTGACTGGATCTTGGACGCAGGGCCGATCTGCTGGTCTTGCGTGTACTGGCCATTGACCAGCTTGGACATGGGAACCAGGCCCAGCTCGGAGACGATCATCACGTCGCCACCAAAGGGCGTGAAGAACGTGCCGTGCTTGGGCACAGGGCCAACGTACCAAACGCCCTTCAAGCTGAATGTGTCGGCGCTGGTGGGGTCTGTGCCCTGCCACACGCCAATGTCGCCCTCAGTGCCGACAACGATCAAGAAGTCATCGATTGAGAAACCGGCATCCATCGTCCAGTTGATCAGCGCAGAAACATAGCCACCGTTGCGCAGGGTCGAACCCATGGCAAACGATGTGCAGGCGCCCGTAACGACATCGACCGCGTTCAGGTAGTAGACGTTGGAGTCGCCTTCTGCGGTGAACCAAACGCGCTGCTTCCACACGGCCACCGTGCGCACAGTCGTTGGCAAGCTGGTAGTCGTTGCAGTGCGATCGATCCAGCCAGTGCCCGTGCTGTAAGTCCAGTACCCAGCGCCAGGAGAGACGGCCAGCAAGAACGTGTCCGCGGGGGTAGAGAACTGCGTCGTCCACCACTCGTCGGCATCGCTGCCCGTGCCAGTGACAGCCAGCACAGGCGTGCCGCCATCGGTCACGTCGTAGATGTTGCCGTTGACCGCAGTGAAAATGCGATCGTCCGCAGGGACTGGCGCCTTGTAGCTGAAGATTGCGTCAACTGAGTTGCCGCCCACGGGGTCAGCGTAATTTGCATACCCTTTGCGCAGCTCCACGCCTTGTTGGCGTGGGATGAAATTGGTCAGAGCAAGCGCGTCGAGCGGCGTCATGGCCGCGATGGGGTCACGATAGTTCAACCCGCCTGTTGGGGCGGGAATCACTTGCACCTGCGCTGTTTGAGCGGCGTATGACCTTCTAGGTACACGCGGAGATTGAAGCGGCAACAAGGGCATGATCAAACTCCATAACCAGTGTCAGGAGTATTGGTCAGCGGCTGGATGTACGGGAATCGGAAGTCCCGCGCCATCGACAACACAGGCGCGCCCTTCTCTGCTCCCTTGCGGTTCTCAAACGCGATCTGGAAGTCGCGCTGTGCCGCAGCTGTGTCAAGGCCCTTCATCTCGAGCCACTTCACGCGGGTGTACAGCGTGATCAATGTGGGGTCGAGCAGAGCCTTGTCACCGTTTTTGGTGATGCGGTTTTTGTAAAGCGTTGGATCGTCCTGATCCTGCACCCAGGCCTGCGACATGTAAAACACGTTCATGGTCTGGGGCGAATTGGGAGGCGCCAACACATAGATCAAGTTGTCGCGCACCTGCCAGTAAAACGAAAGCACCGGCAGCGTGGTGCGGATCAGCAGCTGCTGCCACATCTGTGGCGAGACAGGGCCGAGGGACGGGAACTGCGTTGTCGCGTTCCAGTTGGTCTGATCAATCCAGTCAAAAAAATCCTCGGGCAACGGGAAACCTTTTTCCCGCTGGTTGTTGTAGTCCGACTGAATCGGGATCACATAGTTTTTAATCAGCTCTTGCCAGTCGTACATGGTCAAAAGCTCGATGCCGGCCATGTTGGCGGCCTGCACAAACTGCTGCACCGTGGGATCTGGATCACCCGCGGGATCTTGAGGGACGGGGAAGGCCACCATCGAGGCCACGTTCTGCACGATGGCCGAGAGGGTCGATTCGTTAACGATTTGAAAGGCCATCCCCTGGTCTCCTGTTACTCAGCTTCTGCTGTCGCTGCGACGTTGCGCTTGGCGGGCTTGGCGCTGGCTTGCAGTGCCTCGACCATCGTGCGCAGGTTTTCGATCTCCGCGTCGCGCTTTTGCAGCTCTGCGTTCATCTTTTCGATCGGGGCGTTGTTGGCCGCGACCTCCATGAAAGCCTTGGCGCGTTGCTTGTCCGATTGGAAGGACATGAACTTGCCGCCCAGGTTGTCATTGGCGTCAGCAAGCTGCTCGACGGTGATGATCTTGAAGAACTTGTATTCCTCGACCTTGGACGCGTTCATGCCTGGCAAGGCGCTCAAGGGAGTACCGGTCACAGCTTCTTCCTGGCCGGCCTTCCACTTGTTGTATCGATCCTGGAAGCGGAAAACGTCCTGCTGAGACAGCGGACGCTCAATCACTGAGGACTTGTCGCCCGGCACATGAATGCGGACGTAATCGACTTCTTCGTACACAGCGCGGCCAGCTTCACGGCTTTTGCCGGGTTGCATGACTGGCTTGCGAAAGAACTCGATGTAGAGCTTGTTATCGGCGGCAAAGCGGGTCTCATCCGGTTTGGAGAAGTCGCTTGGCTCGTCGAAGATGGTTGGTGTCGTGGGTTGCATCTCTGACCTTTTTTTTGATTTTTAAGCGTTGGTATCGATCACTAGATCAGTACCAGGGGAGCCACCGATGCGTGAACCACCGATGGATGCACCGTCAACGCCTGTCAGGCCAATGCCTTCACAGACGGCGCCAGTGGATTGGGATGCAGCCGTGTCTACGACTGCGGGAGCGTTTGCGGAAACTGCGCCGCTAAATGTTGCTGCCATGATTTTTTCCTTCCGTTAAAAAACCCGAGGGGTTGTGGGTCTCCCCAGTCCCTCGGGAAAGGGAGACCCACGACGGCCCACCAAAATTAGTTTTGGATACGACCCTGGAACTGAGCACCAGAGGTGGTCAGGTTGCCGGCCCAAGCCAAGATCTGAACTTCAGCGTCCTGGTTGATGGCGTAGCGACGGTTAGGTGACAAAGGCACCATGTTGCGATCCTTGTGAGGGCGCCACTTGATGTATTTGCTGTTGAGCATGAAGCCGGTGTTGGCAGGGCAATAGCCGCCGATACCGCCGTCGAGAACAACGTCAGCGTCCATGAACTTCAATGTGGGGAAGCCCAAATTGCCAGTCTCAGGAGACGTGAAACGCTGCTGGGCCTGCAAGCTGCCCATGTAGTAAGACCAGTAGTTGTTGTCCAACACGACCAAGTCAGGACGATCAGTGCCGCGAACCAACTGTGCCCACAAAGCGTTCAACGCGGCCTGCATAGTGGTCGCGCTGGGGGTCACGCTTTGAGCGCTGAAGTCATACAGCTTGGAGCGCCAGAAAGTCCATGTGGCGCGGTTGATGCCACCGTAAGTGCCGGTTGTGGGGTCAGCAGGCACAGCAGCGTTCAAGCCGGTGACTTCTTTACCGCCAGAGCCAGTGCCGTCTGAATAGATGGACTGGGCCAACTGGTTGACCATGGTGGACTCAGCCACGTTCAAACGGGCTTCGAGCAAGTCGATGAATTGCTCTTTGCCACTGTTTTGCAACATCTCGAGACCGGACATCACGACGGGCACGGCGTACTGCTTGATTTGGAATTCAGCAGCACTGATGACGTCTTGAGCGGCCACAGGCAGCAAGTCATAACCAGAGTAGAAACCGCCGTTCGCGTTTTCAGCGAATGAGAGTTCTTCAAAGATTGTGTTACCACCAGAGATGGTCTTGACGTTGCCGCGCTGGTTCAAGCGGGACAACAGGGCGTTGTTTTTAGTAACGTTGTCAGCAATCTGACGAGTGCGTGACTGAATCGTCGTTGCGACGATGTCACTTACATTTGGAAAAGACATGATGACTCCTTCATCTGAGTTAAAACGAGCTTGCGCTCACCTTTTTCAGATGCGCCTACGCGAACCTTTCACAGTCCGACTTCGTCGTAGGTGGGACGCCTGGCGTCTCCTAGGATCATGCGGTGGCTGGGGTGCTTGGGCACACCAGTCGAGATTGCTCTCGACATGGTGTGATTATGGCATCACCGTGAGGTCATCTGAATGGCGGCCTCGATCGCAGTGCGCACGTCGGTGCTTTCCTGCCTCAACGCGCCCATCGGCGCGGAGCCGAAAACTTGCACGGCAGCTGACCTGGCCTTTTGCGCAGCCTGGGTGGTCTGCTGGGCGCCCTTAGCTTTCACGCGTTGGGAAAGAACTGAGCGCACGCTGTCGTTCATTAGGCAGGCCTTTTTGTAAGCGTCCTGCAAGCTGATGTTTTGTCCGCGGCGGCTGTATGACTCGATGATGTCGGCCATGTCCTCGCGCACGTCCTCACCAAACTCTGCGCGTTGCAAAAACGTGGAAACCTCTGTCTCCGCGGCCTGCGAAGCCTGCTGCTGCTGCTGGAGCTGGGCCTGCTGAAACTGGGTCAACATCTGCTGCACGGGCGCCAGGCGCTGATTGAGCACCTGCTCCATGGCCAGCTGCTGTGGGTCTTGCTTGGGAGTCTGGCCAGCCAGGGCGCCGTCAAGCAGCTCGATGAAGCCATTGCCAAAGCGGCCAGTGCCAAACTGGTTGACGATGCCGGCCACTAGCTGCGCAAGCTCAGGCGCCGTGCCGGTGCGCAGACGCGCCGCCGTGCTCATCAGGTTGTCGATCGCCTGCAAAGGGTTGCTGTTTTCTGCTTTGATGAACGCCTGGTAAGGCTCGATCGTCTTCATCACCGCCTCGGCTGTCTTGCGAGCCTCTGCGGTTTCCTGGAGGGTGCGAGCCACCTCTGTCTCGCGGCGCTGGATCTCTGCGCGGACAGGCTCGGGCAGCGTGCCCCAGTGCTCGCGAATGTCAGGACGCCAGGATGCTGGCGCCTTTTCGCCTTGCTGACGCGGGCCTGACTTGGGGCCAGCTTGCACACCTTCGGGTTTTTTGAATTTTCCCTGCTCGTCGCGCTCCGGTTGTTGAACATCCTTGTGATCATCTGCCTTGTCTTCTGCCAGGGCGTTCAAATCTTGCGACGCAACAGGATCGGCGGCAGGTGCATCGGAGGCTGCAGCGGCAGGCTCGCTAAAGTCAGCCGGCTCAGGTGCTGGCGCAGGTTCTGACGCTACTGGTGTGGGTAGAGGCTTGTCTGCTTCTTCGAACGCGGCCTCGAGGGCGTCGCGCATGGTTGTCGTGGGTTCTGTCATAGGGTGTTACCTGTTTTGAAGTTTGTGAATTGCGCGCTCTATGTCGGCACGCTTGAATGAGCCGCCTTCGGTCATGTACCGCTCGCGGCTTTCCTTGGCTTTCGCCCAAGAACCTGTGAAATCGTCCATCGTGGTCAGGCCCTTGGCCTTCATGTACTCACGATGCTTTGTGCGTGACGAAATGTCCGTGCCATCCGGCGCCTTCAGGCCGGCATAGCTGCTGTCGCCCCAAAGCGCTCCAGAGTCGGTGCGCAGCTCGGGCTGATAGTCGGCGGTGACCTCAATCAGCTCACCAGTTTTTCTGTCTTGAATCCAGCGTCTTCTAGTCATGTTGTGATAAACTCATCAGTGAATAAAGGAGGTGATTCTATGGACAAGCAACAAACGTATGAGTCGATCGTTGAGGCGATCCACTTGGCCGTAGACGCGGAGCAGCCCGAGGGCGGCCCCCATCCGTACAAGCCAGAGACAGAACAATGCCTTCATGTCGTGTACACCCTGTTGCAAGAGGCTCTGGGCATCACTGACCCTCACGCAGCCGACGAATGACTGGCTGCAATTGCTCGATCAATTGAGGCGTCACCAGCTGAGCTGGCGCTGACCGCTCAAACGCCATCCTGTCGCCGCTCACTGGCATGCCTCGAGCGCGGCGCTCTGCAAAGAAGTCTTTCCACAGCTCGGTGTGCGGGATGTTCACGTCCATGCCGCCAACCACCTGGCCAGCCAGCTGCGTGTCGTAGGTGCTGTGCGGGTCTTTCGCGTTTTTAATGATCGGCTTTGACGTGTCAATGCGGCCAACCGAATAGCCGCCGTGATAGTTGGGCACAGTGCCAAGCGACGGCTCCATGATGGCCTTGCGAATGGACGCCAGCTCAGGGAAACCAGCCTTTTGAAAATCATCCAGCTGCATGCGGTTCAAAAACGCATGACGCAGTGCGCCGTTGTTGCGCAGCTGTGCCACCACATCGGGTGACTGCAAGCCTGCAAACTCAGGGCGCAAGCTGCGCACAGCGTCGTCAAATTCACGCTGTGACTTCTTGGTGATCTTGCCGCTGCGGATCATCTCGAGCGCGGCATCAGTGGGCATCGTGCTGAAGTTCAGCGAGTCGTGACCCATGGGCACATACATCAGGTTTACGTTGGCGCCAGGCGTCGCTTCCTGGGCGCCCACAGCGCGGTTGCGCAGCTTGCTCACAATGCTCTGGCCACTGGCCCACACAGAGCCGCCAGGCTGGCTGCCATGCGTGAGCATGAAGTCAGGCCCACCCTCAAGCATCACTGGGTTTTGAAACTTGACGCCATCGACTTCTGTGAGCAGCTTGCCGGCAGCCGTGCGGTCGCCAATGGCTGGGATGATGTACTGGCCCTCGAGATCCTCGATGCCGATCTGCTTTCGCGTCGGCAGATCCTTCACAGGCGTGGCCGAGTAAGTCATCTCGTCGTAGGGCTTGCTCAACTTTTTGCCCAGGCCGATCGGGTGCCAATAGCCGGCAGCTTTGGCCTCGGCTGCGCTCATACGCGGAGCTTTTTCCGCACCGCGGAGCGCTTTGCTCACCGCTCTGGTCGCGCCGCCGACAACGGGCACCATGCCAATGCTGGAGAGGGCCATGCCTAGCTTGTCACCCTCGCGCCTGGAGCGCTCAAAGTCACGCGCACTAAGCGCCGTGCCAACGCCAGGCACAAAGCCTGCACCAATGTCGGTGGCCACGTCGGCCAAGTCCTGATCTTCAGGCGTATCCAGCGCGACGAACTTCTTTGCTCTGCTTCGCAGCGCGTCAATGATTGCCGATGCGTCCATCTCTCACCTCACTGCAAAGTCAGCATGTATTGCGTGCCCTCGTACAGGCGCAAGATCTCGTCGATCGTGTTCTGTAGCGATGTCTCGTCCTTCTCGCAGATCTGGTAGCGGTACATCTCGATCCACTCTGCGCGAAACGCCAGCAAGTCACGGATGTCGTCGTCATTGCCATCCTCGCGCTTGATCGTCATGCGCCCGCCGTAGTAGCCCTGGTACTGCTCGACAAAACCGTCGATCAGCTCGAGCAACGAGTCGTAAAAGTCGTTCAGCGCCTTGTGCTCGGCGTAGCTCTTGGTCTTCCAGTGCGCGATGTGCGCGGCGTCACGGTCAAATAACGCCTTGCTGACAAATTCTTCTGCTTTGGTCATGTTTCACCTCATTGCATTGGGGGCAGGCCGTTGGTGGCCGCGGGCATCTGGGGCTGCGCTGGTGGCAGCTGGGGCTGTGGCTGCATGACGCCCATCGCACGCAGCTGCGCCTCTTTGCCAAGCGCGTCCATTTGCGTGTCTTTGGCCTTGGCCATGCGCTGTGCCGCGCCGGCTTGCTTTTCTGCTATCTCTGCGTCTTGCAATGGGTTGGGCTGAGGCTGTGGCACGCCCTGCTGCTTCAGTGCGCTGATTGCCTGGTCGAGAACGCTCTCGATCTGTGTTGACACGCGGAACTTGCTCACGCTCCACTGGAGCAATGACATCAGCACAGGCGCCGCAGCCGGCACTTGCTGGGCCATTGGCGCCACCTGGGAGATGAACGCGCCCAGGCCCTGCATGAACTGCACTGCTGCGTCGCGTTCTGCGGCCCAGTCGAGTGCGGCCATCGAGTCGGCCTCGATGTTGATGCGGTACTCGTTCATTTCCTCGTCTTTCAGGAGCTGAACGGCCTGCATGGCCAGCGCCGCATCGGGCGTGCGCTCGATGTTGCTGCGCTTGATGATTGTCTCGGGCTGGAAGTGCTTGCAGATGATCTCGGCCTTGATGCGCAGAGCCTGCGTGATCCAGTCAGCGATGTAAAACTGCTTGAGCTGGATACGGGTCGAGCCAAACTGAGCCTTGATCTGCTGGGCTGCCGCGGTCTCAGAGGCCTTTGAGCTGCCGCGCATGATGTCGGAGACACCCAGCACCTCGTAAATCTGAGTGACCTTGTCTTGGCGGTACACGCGCAGGTGATCGATGGCGTTCACCACCTCAGAGATCGGAATCCAGTCAACTTGGCCCTTGATGCCGCCCTTTTCAGCGAACATCGCCCAGTTGTCAACGGGGATCAGTTGGTTCTCAGAGCCTTGGTTGAACACGCGCTGGATGCCCTCGGCGCTCTTGTCGTACACGCCCACCACCTTGGCTGCACGCGTGAGCCAGGTGATGCGGGTGTTGATCTCGTCCAGCTCGTTGAACTGGTCCTGGGCAAAGATGTAGTCGGCCCGAGGCATAAAGTTGCTCGAGGTGACGTTCGCGGCCAGGGGTTTGGGGCATGGGAAGAAACCGTCCAGGCCCAGTGGGTCGTCTTTGACGTCCAGGATGATGTCGCAGCTCTTGGCGTACCAGTAGACCTTGCGCTTTTCCTTGCACCAGATCTCAAACACCTCGGCTTTGTTCCATGGATCGTGCTTG